CAAAAATTTGCATTTTCACTATTCAAATGCCCACGTTCGCCAGGCGCTAACGCGGGGTAATTCCTAGGAAAATCTGTCAACGGGGAACGTGAAAACTCCGCGATCGCGCGGAGCTTTTCGCGTTGGCGTGTGGAAAATGTCACGAAACAGAAACCCAATCGAAGTGACGAAGGCGACCGGGCACGATCGCGACAAAAAACGCTACGCGGGCCGGACGGAATTTTCCGACGACGAAAATCCGCCGCTCGGCAAGCCGGAGCGTTGCACGCCGCACCGGGAAGCGGCGCTGTGGGAAAAATTCAAAAGGGAATGGCCTTGGCTTCGCGAGTCGGACAGGGCGGCGATCGAGTGCCTGGTAGTCATGCGCGCCAAGCTCGACGCGACGTGCGGGGAGAAATTCTTCAAGCAGTACATGGACGCGCTGAAGGCGTTCGGAGGAACGCCAGGCGAGCGAACGAAGATGCCGAAGGTGACCGACAATGCAAACACAGTCGACGGGGACGGCTCCGAATATCTCAACTAAGCGCGACCAGGCCGACCAGGTCCTCGCCTACTGCGAGCGCGTGCTCGCCGGCGAGGAAGTCGCGGGCCCGCACGTCAAGAACGCATGCCGGCGCCACTTGCGCGACCTGGAGACGGGCGCGGAGCGCGGTCTCTATTGGGACCTGGCCGCGGCGCAACGTGTGTTCGGGTTTTTCCGCAAGGTGCTCCGCCTTAGCGACGGCCAGTTCGACGGACTGCCGTTTGAGTTGCAAGGCGCGCAACTGTTCATCGTCGGATCACTGTTCGGGTGGAAGCGCGGACTTCCGAACCAGGTGATCGTTAGCGAGGAACAGCTCGCGGCGTTGCCGCGTCGCTTCAGGCGCGCTTACATCGAAATGGGCAAGGGCAACGGCAAAAGCCCGCTGGTCGGCGGGATCGGCCTTTATGCCATGATGAGCGACGGCGAGCCTGGCGCGGAGATATACGCGGCCGGCGCGCGCAAGGAACAGGCCGGAATTCTGTTCCGCGACGCGGTGCGCATGTACGAGCAAAGCCCGTTGTTGCTGACGAAGATCAAACCGTCCGGGCGTCCGCCGCATATCTGGAACCTGGCGGCGCTCCAGCATCCGCAGAACGGATCGTTCTTTCGGCCGATATCGCGCGAAAGCGGACGATCGGGATCGGGGCCGCGGCCACACTTCGCGCTAGTCGACGAGCTGCACGAACACCCGGACCGATCCGTCGTCGAGATGCTGGAGCGCGGTTTCAAATCGCGCCGGCAACCGATGCTGCTGATGATAACGAACAGCGGCGCGGATCGCGCCTCGATCTGTTTTGAAGAACACATGCATGCGTGCCAGGTCGCGGCCGGCGACAAGGAAGACGACACGTCGTTCTCTTTCGTGTGCTCGCTCGACGAAGACGACGACCCGCTTAACGATCCGGAGTGCTGGAAAAAAGCCAACCCGATGTTGGACGTGATCTTGACGCGCGAATATCTCGCCGGCGTCTGCAAACAGGCGAAGGATATTCCCGGCAAACAGAACATGATCCTCCGGCTGCATTTCTGCCAATGGACAGGGGCGGAGACGGCGTGGATTAAAAAAGACGTTTGGGACGCGGCTCAGGACCCTACGCTCGACCTGGCGCAATTCGAGGGACAGGACGAGTTCGTCGGCCTGGACCTGTCATCAACGCGCGACCTAACGGGCGCGGTGCGCTGTTTCATCGAGGGTTACACGGACGCGACGACGGCGATCGACAAGGACGGAAACGAGATCGAGGTCGGACCGAAGCCGAAATACGTGCTGTTCCCGCATGGCTACACGCCGGAGGTCGGTTTGCGCGAGCGCGGCGAGCGCGATCGGGAGGAGTATCACCTTTGGGTCGACGGCGGTCACTTGACGGCGACGCCTGGTCCGGTGGTCCGTTACGAATTCATAGCGCACGACCTGGTGCAGGATCAGCAGCGGTTCAACCTGGTCGCGGTCGCTTACGACAAGCACAATTACAACCGCTTCGAGATGGACGCGCAAGACATGGGCGCCGACTTGCCGTGCTTCGAGCACGGGCAAGGCTTCGGCCAGAAAAAAGGCAAAGATGCATACGGCGAGGACGCGCCGTTGCTGTGGATGCCGGCGAGCGTCGAGACGTTCGAAAACGCGATCGTGGAAGGACGCGTGCGGATCAAACCGTCGCCGGCGTTCACTGCGGCCATGTCCGGCGCGCGTTTTCAACTGTCGGCGGGCGGCACGATGCGTCGTTTCGCTAAGGGTTTGCCTGGCCGGCGGATCGACATTCTGATCGCCGCGGTGATGGCAGTCGGCGCTGCGACAGAACTAAAGGGGGACCAGATGAAATACGTCGAGGGCTCGCTAATGGTGGCCGCATGAGCTGGATCGGACGCCTTAACCCGTGGGGGCGGAAGGAAGCGGGTCTATCAATCTCGACCGTGATCGCGCGGATCGAGGCGCTACAGCAAGCGGCGAGCGGGATCACCGTCACGCCGGAAAATTGCCTCATGTCGCCGACCGTGAATGCCATTATTGGCCAGGTCACTAAGCGCATGGCGACGCTTCCCGTACACGTGTACGAGACCAGCGAGAGTAACGGACGAGCAACCCGCAAGCGACTGCGGAGCCACTGGCTAGAAAAGCTGTTGCGAGCGCCGAACGATTGGACCGATTCGTCGACCTGGACGCTCGACGGCGTGTCGCAATTTCTGCGCTATGGAAATTTCGTGAGCGTGATCGGCCGCGGCGTAACGGGGCCGCCGCGGCAACTGTGGATGCAGAACGCCGGCAACGTGCGGCCGAAGATCGATCATGCGGAAAAAAGGCTGCGCTATGAGGTGACGGAGCCGAACGGCGCGAAACAAACCTATGAGCTGCACGAAGTTTTGCACGTGCGCGGCGCTTCGCGTGACGGCATTTGGGGGGAGTCGCCGGTCGAGTGGTGCAAGGAAGCGATTGCGCTGGAGATCGCGGCGGAGCGCATGGCCGGCGCCACCTTCGGCAATGGGGCGCAACCGGGCCTGGTGTTCGAATTCGACGGCGTCGGCGGCTTCAAGACAGACGAGCAGCGGGACAAATTCGTCGCCGACTTCACGGCCGCGACCAGCGGAAAAAAGCGATTTACGTCCATGCTGCTGCCGAAGGGGATCAAGGTCGGCAGTCAGGTTGCGATCGAGTATGACAAGCTCCAGCTAATTGCCTCGCGCCAGTATCAGCGCACGGTGATTTGCGGGGCGTTCGGCGCGCCGCCGCATCTCGCCGGCGACCTGTCAAAAATGACCTACGGCAACAGCGAGCAAGTCGCGCTCGACCTGGTGCAAGGCATGATCCTGCCGATCGTCAAGGCATACGAGAGCGCGATCGAGCGCCAGCTCCTAACGCCGGCGGATCGCAACGCCGGGATCGTCGTGCGCTTCAATCTCGACGCGGCTCTGCGGGGTGATTTCAAGTCGCGTCAAGAGGGCCTGGCGATCCAACGCGACCGCGGGATCATCAACCCGAACGACTGGCGCGAGCACGAAAACCTTAACCCGATTGCTGCGGCCGATGGCGGGGAGACCTATTGGCAGAACGGACCGAGCGGCCAGGGCAAGGACCAGGCGAAGCCGAAGGACGAACCGCCGCGCGACGACGCGGAGGACGAGGACGAGGACGAGGCAACAAAACGGGGGCCGGCCTATCATGCGCACTGAAACAAAACGCGTTGACTTTCGGGAGTGGAAGCTCGCCGGCGACGGCGACAAGGTCGGCACGTTTGAGGGCTGGGGCGCGGTGTTCGGCAACGTCGACAGCTACGGCGACGTGATCGAGAAAGGAGCGTTTAAACGCACGCTGCAAGAGTGGAAAAGCAAGCGGGGCAAAAACCCGCCGATGCTGTTGCAGCACGGCGGCGGCTTCCTGTCTGGCAGCGCCGACGACATGGTGCCGGTCGGGCAATGGGTGCATATGGAGGAACGCAGCAAAGGCCTATGGGCGGAGGGAAAGCTGTTCGGCATGGGGACCGACCGCGGGCAGTTTCTCTATGAGAACCTGAAGGCCGGCGAGTTGGACGGCCTGTCGATCGGCTTCTCGATCAAATCGTTGCGTTACGGTGACACCAGCAAGGACGAACCGCACCGGACCTTGCTTGACGTCGACCTTTGGGAATTGTCAATCGTCACTTTTCCAGCTAACGACCGCGCGCGGATCATGGATGCAAAATCGGCCGCGGACGAGTTGAAAGAGTTTGGGGCCTGGCTGCGCGCAACGCACGGCTTCTCACAGGGCGACGCCGCAACGGCGATCGCTGGCCTTAAAAAGTTCGACGCGTGGCGTCAACGCAACGTTGATGCAAAAAGCCCGCGTAATGCGGTGCAGTCACCTTCACCGGATATCGACGGCGACGGCGAGCTTTCGCAGCTTGTCAGGGGCTTTAGCGCTACGCTCCGCGGCAAACCTGCATCCGACGACGGCGATTCCTTGGCTGCAATCGTAGGCCGGAGCACGGCCGCGCTACGGGGTTAGCGACAATGGACGAGAGAGAGATCAAAAAGGCGTTCCGCGAGATGGGGGAGGCCTTCGAGGAATACAAGGAAACGAACGACGCCGTTCTAAAGAAGCTCAAGGCGGGTCAGGGCGGAACTGCCGAGCTGGACGAAAAGCTGGCCAAGATCGACGACCTGTTCAAGACGACGCAAAAGGCGCTTAAGGACGACCAGGTCGAGCGCGATACGCTGAAAGAGCGGATCGAGGAACTAGAAGCACGGCAGAAACAGCCTGGCTTCAACGACTCGCAGAAGCGTAACGCCAAGTATGCCGAGCATTTCGGTTCGTTCATCCGCCATCGCGGCAGCTCCGCCGACGATGAAAAGCAGATGACGGTCCTTGCGCAGCAAGCCTATGAGGCGAAGGACGTGTCGATCGGCGTCCCGGCTGCGGGCGGTTACGCCTTGCCGGAACAGATTGCGCGCGACGTCGAGAAGCTGGAGCGCAAGCTCTCCCCGATCCGCGACTTGGTCAAAGTCGTTCAGGTTGGCACCAGCGATTATAAAGAGCTGGTCACGACCAAGCATCCTACCTCCGGCTGGGTCGGTGAGACGGCGACACGTAACGCGACGACAACGCCGCGCATGCGCGAGCGTGCGCCGACGCATGGCGAGCTGTACGCCTATCCGCAGGTGTCGGAGTGGTCGCTCGACGATCTGTTTTTCAACGTCGAGGAATGGCTTACGCAGGAGCTGGCCGACGCCTTCGCCTACGAGGAAAGCTTAGCCGTGTTCAGCGGCAACGCTTCCAACAAGCCGAGGGGAATGACCAACGGTGCGCCAGTGTCGACGGCGGACACCGCTTCGCCGCTCCGCTCTGGCGATGTGTACCAGTTCGTCGCGTCCCTGTCGGATGACTCGCCTCCGGCTGCGGAAATTCTGGCGGACGCGCTGATCACGCTGGTCTACACCTTGAACACGAAATACCGGTCCGGTGCATCGTTCGCGATGAATTCGCTAACGACCGGCGCGGTCCGTCGTCTCAAGGATAGCCAGGGCCAATATCTGTGGGCGCCAGGCTTGCAGGCTGGCCAGCCGGATCGGTTGCTCGGATATCCCGTGTGGACATGGGAACAGATGAGCGACATCGCCACCAACGCGTTGCCCGTCGCTTTCGGCGACTTCAAAAAGGGCTACGTCATGACCGATCGCGTCGGGACGCGGATCACGCGCGACAATGTCACCAATATCGGGTTCGTGAAGTTTTACGTGCGGCGCCGCGTCGGCGGAACGCCGCTCAATAACGACGCGATCAAGTTCTTGAAGACGACGGTCGCCTAAAGCCTCCGGGCGGATCGATCGGATCATAACCAAAGCCGGCGCGCGCCTGTCATCCTCGCGCGCCGGTCATACCGGGGGCGGCAATGCGTTTGATTGAATTGCAAAGCGACGGCGAGAAACGCGCGGACGGGACGCGCATCTGGCCTGGCGCTTATCGTGTGCCTAGAGACATGCCGGAGGACCTGGCCGCGCGCCTGGTGGCGTCCGGCGCAGCCATAGATTTGACGCCGGCGAACGCTGACAAGGCGGCGGGCCGCTGGAGCGGTGCGACCGTTGTCATTGCGGCGACGGGACCGAGCTTGACGCCGGAAGTCGCGGAGCAAGTCGAGCATGCCTATGATCGGGTGCCGCCGGTTAAGGTGATCGCCGTCAACGACGCCTATCGGCTCATGCCGTGGGCGGACGTGCTGTATGCGTGCGACGCGAAGTGGTGGAATTTTCACCGGCCGGAGTTCGCCGGCGAGAAGTGGGCGCCGCGGCCGTGGCAAAAGCACGTCGACAACGGCGACGTCGGCGACGAAGGCAAGGCGGAGCTGGCGCGCGACCAGGGCGTGACGCTGATCGAGGCGCGCATGTCCGATCGCTGGTCGACCGATCCGAGCTGGATCACCTACGGATCAAACAGCACGTTCCAGGCGGTCGGCCTGGCGCTGCACTGGATCGCACCGGCCGGCAAAATCGTGCTGGTCGGTTGCGACATGCGCGCGGTCGGCAAGGGCAAGGACGCTAAGCGGCATTTCTTCGGCGACCATCCGGAGCCGCTTTCCAACACGGCCGACTTCCGCAAGTTCATTCCGTCGTTCGATGCTGCGGCGAAGCATCTCGCGCCAGGCGTCGAGATCATCAACGCAACGCCTGGTTCCGCGCTGAAAACCTTCCGGAGTGCACGCCTTGCTGACGCTCTCGCCGATTAATCTCACGCGCGCGCCGATCGTTGCCTCGCCGTTGCCGGTGGGCCTGACGCTGCTAAAGCAGGCGCTTAACGTCACCTACACGGACCGCGACGACTTGATCGAGATGTTTCTAGTGGCCGCGCTCGGCGAGTTTGAGGGCGATACGAAGCGCACGGTTCTCCGGCGTTCGCATCGCTGGACGCTCAAGTGCTTTCCGACCGCCGACTATGGCGTGATCCGGTTGCCTGGCGGCTGGACGCGCAAAGTTAATTCCGTGCAGTACGCGGAAGGCGACGACGAAGTCACGCTGTACGGCGTCTCGGCGGAGCAAGGATCGCCGCCGGTTGCGCAGTATCGCGAGGACCTGACGGCGGAGGATGGCGGCATAATCATGCCGCTCCGCGGCTCGCAATGGCCGGACGTGGAGCACGACGACCCGAACCCGGTTGTGATCACTTTCGAGGCTGGCTACTCCGCGGCGGAGCTGCCGGCCGATATCAAGTCGGCGCTCGCCTTCCGGGTGCAGAAAAAATTCGACGACGATCGCGGCGCGACCGCGCCGTCAATGATGCCGTACAACGAACAGGCGTTCGAACGCATGTGCGCGCCGTTCCGGCTCTATAGGACCTATTGACATGCGCAAGGCCTTTATCCGGATCAACGGACTGTCGCATCAAAAGACGTGGGGCGAAGCCTTCGCGCTTGGCCTGGCGCGCCACGGCTGGACGGTCGACATGGGGCCGGAGTGGCGGCCGTCGGATTTGCTGGTGATGTGGGGCGTGCGGCAGAAGATGGCTATGCACGACCAGGCGCGGCGCGGCGGCCAAGTGTGCATCCTAGAGCGCGGATATCTCGGCGACCGCTTCAAGTGGACAAGCGTCTCATTCGGCGGAGGCCTGAACGGGCGCGCGGAATTCCGCGGCAAGCTCGACGATCCGAGCCGGTTCGAAAAGCATCATGGTAAATTGGTCAAGCCCTGGCGTCGCGCGCATACGGGCATTGCGCTGCTGATCGGCCAGGTCGAAGGGGACGCCTCGCTCGCCGGCGTCAATATCGCCAATTGGTATCACGACGCGACCGCGGAGCTTCGCGCGCGCGGTTATGTCGTCGAGTTTCGGCCGCACCCGCTCTCACTCGGCAAGCGCAAGCCGGCGCGGAGCCTGGCCGACGACCTGGCGCGCGCCGACGTCGTCGTGACCTGGAATTCAAACACGGCCGTAGACGCGGTCCTCGCCGGCGTGCCGACTTACGCGATCGATCGCGGATCGATGGCGTGGGACGTCACGACGCACGACCTGGCCGAACAGCCTTACATGCCTTGGCGCTGTGACTGGCTAACGGCGCTCGCGTGGAAGCAATGGACGCTGGACGAGATCGCGGCCGGCTGGTGCTGGGCGCACGTGGGCGGGGAGCTGGTCAGCGCATGATGGAAGCACGCGAAGCGGAGCTGGCGAAGTATCGCCGCACCTACGATCGCCAGCCAAACTACCGCATGAAGGAACAGCGCAAGGACGATGCGATCGCGGACCTGGCGGCGTTGCCGGCGACGGCGCGGCAAGGCTTCCTGGACGTGTCGTGCGGGCGCGGCGAGATGCTGGTCGAGGCGGAGCGCCTGGGCTTTGACGGTCCAGTCATGGGAACGGAAACGGTTGCGATGCTGCTAGCGCGGGGGCGCGTCGTGTTTGCGCTGGCGCACGATCTGCCGTTCGCGCATGGCCGCTTCGACGTCGTGACGATGTTCGATGTGATCGAGCATCTTCTCCCGGGCGACGACAAAGCAGCTTGCGCCGAAATGCGACGGGTTGGCCGAAAGCATCTGCTGATCACTGCCAACAACAAACCGTCATTCAACAAGGCCGGCGACGATCTGCACATTAACAAGCGACCCTATGAGGAATGGGACGCGCTGTTCCGCGAGTGGTTCGCCGGCGCCGGCGTGACTTGGATCAAGGGGCCGCACCGCTACGTCTCGGAAACCTGGCGGGTCGACCTATGAGAGCCGGGACGCTCGACAAGTTCGTCACGGTCATGCGCAAGACGACGACTTATGCCGACGACGGCCAACCGCTCGACGCTTGGGCGGTGCTGGGGACCTTGCGCCGGCCGGCGAACGTGGGGCCCGTCGCCGGCGAGGAACGGCGCGCGACCGAGCAAGTCGCGGCGACCGAACAGACGCGTTTCCGGCTGCGCTATAGCGAGGACCTGGCCGACCTGTCGCCGCTCGACCGGATCATCTATCCGGCTATGACGGGAGAAAGCTCGCCCGAAGTCATTCCGCATCGCAACGTGTTCGACATTATCGAGGCGCCGCATATCGGACGTCTCGACGCGATCGAGATCGTCGCAATCCGGCGGACCGACACATGATAATCGACCCTTGGCCATCGCTCCGCGCTTATCTCCGGGGATCCGCGTCGCTGGTTGCAATGGTCGGCGAGCGCATACAGCCGGAGCTGTTGCCGCAAGGCACGCGGGCGGATGGCATGGTCTACCAGGTCATAGCCGAAAGCGGCGACCAGCATATGCAGGGCGTGACCGGGTTCTCGGACATGCTGTTCACGCTCTCGGCTTACTCGCTGATCCGCGCCAATGCGCGGTCAATGGCGGACCTGGCGCAAGATCGGATCGAGGGCTTTATCGGCACAATGGGCGACATCGCCGTCCAGGGCGTTTTTTTTCAAGCTGGCCGGACCGACTACAACGAAGCGACCAAAGTCTACGGCGTGCAGCGCGACTATCGCATCGTTTACTGGGGGCGTGAGATCGAGGACGAAGTCGTCGGGGAAGCACAGCTCGACTTCAGTCAATCGGAAAACAGCCAATACTTGCCATTGATCTAAGGGGCGCGAAATGTCGATCACTGTTCTGGACTCAGAAGGCGTCGAGCGTACCATAAACACGATCAATGATCTGATCGCCTACGCGCCGTCGACGCAAACGACGGCCGCGGCTATCCTGGCGAAGTTGTCGGCCGATCCGGCGACGCAAACGACGCTTGCGGCCGTGCTCGCAAAGATCATCGCGGCGCCGGCGACGGAAGCGAAGCAGGACACGTTGATCGCGAAGGACTTCGCGACGCAAACGACGCTCGCGGCCGTGCTCGCAAAGATCATCGCGGCGCCGGCGACGGAAGCGAAGCAGGACACGTTGATCGCGAAGGACTTCGCGACGCAAACGACGCTCGCGGCCGTGCTCGCAAAGATCATCGCGGCGCCGGCGACGGAAGCGAAGCAGGACACGTTGATCGCGAAGGACTTCGCGACGCAAACGACGCTCGCGGCCGTGCTCGCAAAGATCATCGCGGCGCCGGCGACCGAGGCGAAGCAAGACACGCTGCTAACAAAAATTGACACGCTGCTAGCGCAAGGGTCGGCGGAGGCGGTGTCAATTTTCCGCAGCACGGACATTGACCAGGCTGTCGACGCAAACCAGCAAGTGAAGGGGAGCGCCGGCCGTCTGTACGGCGGAACGGTGATCAACCGAGCGACGTCAACGCGCTATCTGAAATTCTATGACGCGCTGCACGGGAGCGTAACGGTCGGAACGACGACGCCGCTTCTGACGATCGGAA